CACAATGCAGACGAAACGGCAATCACAAAATACGACCAATTAACTAATTTAGGATTCCAGACCGTATACTTATATGTCGGCGGATTATTCGAATGGCTAACGTTACAGGACATATATGGTAAAGAAGAATTTCCAACCACAACATATACGTTAGACCTATTAAAATATAAGCCGACACGAACATTCGGGGGGTATTTGTTAACACGATAAACCGGCCCATCTCCAAAAAATTGATTTACGTATAATGTAAAATATACGTAAATATAACTCAAACTTTTTGTATAACTACAATATACACAATGTCAACGCGCCCCTTTATTATTTCGATTGAAGGAAATATCGGCGCGGGCAAGTCAACCATTATCGACAAACTCGGTAAGAAATTGGTTGACAATAAGGAAATAATTTTGTTGAAAGAGCCCGTAGACATCTGGGAAAGCATTCGAGAAACAAGCACCGGCGAAAACATCCTACAAAAATTTTACAGTGATCCGCACAAATACGCGTTCTCATTCCAAGTAATGGCATATGTAACCAGACTCAGTTTAATCCGCAATACCATCCGCAATAATCCAGGATGTAAGGTAATTATTTGCGAGCGTTCATTGGACGCCGACCGCAACATCTTCGCCAAGATGTTATTTGACGACGGACAAATCGAAGATATACATTACCAAATCTACCTCCGGTTTTACAACGAATATGCAAAAGATTACCAAATCGACGGAATTGTGTATATTGACGCCGACGCAGAAGTCTGCCACCGCCGAATTGCCAAGCGTTCGCGCGACGGAGAATCCGGCATTCCCATCGATTATTTACAAAAATGCAAGCTCTATTATGACAATTGGTTGTCCAGTATTCTCGCGACGACTGACGTGTTGCATATAAATACAAACGAGGACGTCAGCTATAATATTTTCGACAAGGATGACCTGGGCAATCAATGGTTACAGAAAATAGAAGAGTATATTCATAGATTGGTAAATTACGTTCCAACTGAGGAAAACAAGTCAATGATTGACGTGTTGGAATCATTTATCGTTTCACTGCATGCATGAATGTAAAAATAGTGCATATTCAACAAAAATATAGAATGGTTTGCATATTTTATGTGACACAATTTGACATAAAATATGGAAAAATAGGATAGAATGGGACGAAGTCCGGGACGAGGTGGGCCTAATCAAACTTTACAATAATCTTAACTGTTTCTTTTTTAATGCACTTGCAAGCGGAAATCGACAACTCTTCGCGCTTCTTGCGTGTTTTCGAATTGGCGTCTACAGGGACATCGGTAGGCGTTCGGCGCTTGGCGGTACTATTACAGCTGTTCATATCATGCTCAACATCACTAAAATTACTTTCAATAAAATCAACAATGCGATTCTCAATCGCCCATTTGAAGAAATTCAGCTGGCCAATGGTCGTCTCCATACACTGATTAGTATTATACGGAATCGTAACGCGGTCCCAACGGCAAAAAGGGTCAAACCGCTTTTTGGAATACGCTTTCAGTTTGAGTTTGTATTCATTGTATACCTTAAATCGGGTAGTACTGGAAACCCCATTTTTAACGACGGGGTTCTCATATACTGTAAAATTCTTCTTGGCATAATTTGTGACAAACCAGTCGACAATGCGCAATGAAATACGCGTTTCACCGTTTATAATGTTCATCATAATATGAATATTATGAGGATTGTTATAAAATTCGAGCAAAGTATTCATGAGTAAGTCATTTTGTGTGTGTAAATTGGCGGAACGATACATGATAAGGTAGATAAAAATATGCATTTATACCCTTTACATCAAATTAATTTGTAAAATAATACTAAAAAATTGATTATGCACCCATTTAATTATCATGTTCAAATAATTAACCAATTACCCGTTAAAATGGATTTGAAGCAAAATAAGTTAAGCAAGACGGAGTGGGAGTCCATCGAAAAGTCCGTGGACGAAACCGAAAAAAAAATCTTGAAAATGATTGTGTCAGGGTACGAAGACGTAAATGTTAGGTACAACGAGACATTGTCAATGAACAATTACATTCGTTTCGATAGTTCTCTCGAGATGGATTATTTCCTGTTTAAAAAGTACTTCGAGCCGCCCATGACTGATGCAATTACCAAGTATGGCGCAGACACTCCGCTCGCAAAATATGTGTCTCCGTTGGGCGGCGGTAAGCTGAAGAAGCTGAAAAGCGGGGAGACCATTCGATTGAATAATCTAGAAACAAACATACAAACAAATAGGTCGATTATATTCGAGTTTCTGCTGATTGATTTATTTGCGGAGTTGGTGAAGCAAATTAAGAAACGCAAACAAAAATACGCATTTTATTTGTATACCATAACCCAACTAAAAAAGGCGTCTATACCAAATATCAATGCATACGTTCTCGATTTGGTAAACTTTACCATCAATTATGCGAATTCATTTACAAAGACGAGCGAGATTATCACAAACGCGTATGATTTCATTGAGCGCAATAAATATTTGTTGAAATACGAGGACCGGACTCTCTTTAAGCACCAACGTGAGCTGTTTACCATTTGCAAACGCCGTCATAATCCAGAAGACGGAAAGCTTATCCCGAGATTGATTCTATACACTGCGCCCACCGGAACTGGTAAGACGATGTCTCCTCTGGGACTGGCAACCGCGAATCGCGTGATATTCGTATGTGTTGCACGTCACATTGGTCTGGCATTGGCCAAATCGGCAATTTCCATGGAGCGAAAGGTGGCATTCGCATTTGGCTGTGAAACCGCGGCGGATATTCGTCTCCACTATTTCTCAGCAATCGATTATACGATAAACCGCAGGTCAGGCGGAATCGGCAAAGTCGATAATAGCGTGGGAGACAATGTCGAGATTATGATTTGTGATGTACAGTCTTATATAACGGCAATGCATTATATGTTGGCGTTTAATCCCGCCGACCGGATTATTACGTATTGGGACGAACCGACAATCACACTGGATTATGCGTCCCACGAACTCCACGAAATTATCCATAAAAATTGGGCAGAAAACTTAATACCCACGATGGTATTGTCATGTGCTACGCTTCCGGGACAGGAAGAAATGCAACCCGTATATGACGACTTTCGGTCGAAGTTCGACGAAGCAGAAATACACGTTATCACCAGCTACGATTGTAAAAAGTCGATCCCGATTTTGGATTCGAAGGGATATTGCGCACTACCGCACTATTTATATGCGGATTATCGCGAAATGATGACCACGGCACAATATTGCAAAGCGAACCCAACTGTATTGCGATATTTCGATTTGCGTGAAATAATTGCGTTTGTGGAATATATTAACGAAGAAAAATATGTGGACGAGGTGTATTCAATCGATTCATATTTTGGAACAGATATAACATCCATTACGATGAACCGGCTAAAAGAATATTATCTGGAAGTGCTCTTGCATGTGGATGCGACGAACTGGGATACGATTTATAAATATATGCAGCAGGGTCGTAAGCCGCGATTTAACGAGCCGCGAACAAACATGCATATTCAAAAAACGACGAGTGCAGGTGCAAGTAGCTCTAGCTTGGCGGGGAAGGCATTGGCTCGTACATCAAGTGTACAAACACCACCACCAGCACCACAGGTGCAAGCATTGCCAGTTGGCGTTTCCATCACCACGGAAGATGCGTATACACTCACCGACGGCCCGACGATTTTCCTAGCGGACGATGTGGATAAGATTGGTCAGTTTTACGTAAAGCATACAAATATACCAGAGCGCGCATTCCAAGATATTATGTCAAATATAGTTACCAACAATACGCTCACTGAGAAGATTGATAAATTAGAGCGAGAAATCGCGCATCAAAACGAAAAAGCAACCACGAGTTGGGACAATTCCAAAATGACAAAAGAGGTGCGAGAATTGGACAATGAAATCAATCGGTTGCGTAAACAAGTGCGAGTTGCGTCGTTGGATGCGATATATGTACCAAACACGCGTCCACACCAAACCAGATGGACGCCAGATGGCAGCATTCGCGAAAACGCATTTACATCGAATATCGGCGACGAAATGAGCAAAGAAATCATGTTGTTAGATGTAGAAAACCATGTCAAGTTCTTGCTTCTGCTCGGTATCGGTGTATTTAAACAAATTCCGGATAAGCGATATATGGAAATTATAAAACGACTCGCGGATGAACAGCGACTGTATATTATTATTGCATCAACCGATTATATTTACGGAACGAATTATCAGTTTTGTCACGGGTTTATCGGCAAAGACCTCGGCACGATGACACAGCAAAAAACGTTGCAGGCGATGGGGCGCGTTGGCCGAAATAATATTCAGCAAGATTATACTATTCGTTTCCGCGACGATGTGATGATTAAGAATCTGTTTAAAGTGCCTGAACATAATATGGAGGCAATCAATATTCGTAAGTTGTTTGTTAGTGGCAATATATGAGAAAAATACAAAAATATAACACAATACACCATAAAAATCACAAAAACATTACCATAACAAAAGAAAAATCCAACAAAAATAAACAGTAACTGTACTAATAATTTGTAATATACCAATTTTTTATTTGTTATATTACGTACTCAGCAATTATAATGCGTTCTTGTAATTCACCACATAAGGATTCTGTTTTAAAGTATCCATAATGTCCGGTGTATTTCGGTCCATGTTAATATTGGAATACAGCGAATTTGCTCCACCAGCAAGACGTCCCATGTTCCCTACATCAGGTGACTGATATGGCATGGTTCCGGCAACCGCGCGATTATTTCTCAACGAATCATCGCGTGTCTTTTCGCGCATATTTATATTCGAATTCAACATATTCATGTTACCTTTCACCATGTATCCATCAATTGTGCTGGATTTGATATCATTATTACGTTGATTGTATCCAGATTCATACGATGTCATTTGACGAGTTCCATCACCTGCACCAGCTCCACCCATATATTCTATACTTGTATCTTGACGATTTGTCTCATATGCCTGAGGCTGAACCATTTTGTAAGCACCGCCAAACTGATTCGCATTGACGTTCAAGTGATTCTTCGAATTCTCCGTGGTTTCGCGAATGGTTGTACTCGGTCTATCTGCCGGATTAAAAATATACGAACTGGGAACTGTCGTGCCCGGATTTTGATAGGGTCGTAAATTGCCGATGACATTCTGTTTACGCGAAGGGCGCAATGCATCCAGTAATGGCGCAACTACTGCCCCAATACTGCTGCCAACCATACCAAAATATCCATTCTGGGTATTTGACGTGCGATTATTCGGGTAGGCTTTCTTCGATTTGATGCCATAGTCTGCGTCGGTAGCGTGATTTCG